ATATAATTTCAATATCAGAATTAAAAAGAATGGTGAAAATAAACTTAAACGATGATTCAGAACCTTTCGATATGTAAAATTCTTTTATATGTTTTATAATTGTTTTTTTATCTACATATTGAGAAACGGGGAAAGTTTCGCAAAATTCTTTATAGTATTCTTCAACAAATTTATCACTTGCGTTATCAATATTCAAAGATTCTTGGAAATCTCTAAAGAAATGGATGAAATTTTCATCCATTTCCAAGTTATCAAAATAAGTCTGAACAAAAGCAACAAATAATTGATGATCTTCAACTATAAATTGAGGTAACTGGTAATTAATTAGTGAAGAAAGACTATTCATGATTTTTCGCTTTCTCTACCATGATAATCTTCAATGAAAATCTGAACATTATCTATTGAAATAATATTGTTCAGTTTAGCAAAGAATAAAGGATTGATTGGATTTGCAAAAACCTTAATATCATCCTCAATAAGTTTTGAGAAAACAATATCAGAAATTTTCACAATACCCTGTTCGTAATCAACAGTACCAAATGTTTCATTTGAATACTTAATAAATTCCTTTTTATTTTCATCATAGAAAAATGCTATTACATTTCCTAAACCATCATCGGCAATTTTTGTAATTTTATTTCTAAAATAGAAGTTATTTGATGTAACAGTGGTTTCATCAATTTTATTCAAAAAATATATAAAATAAGTTTCACTGGATAATAAATTTGGTATGAATCTTTTTTCCAATACTATCTTATTATAAGTTGACATGAAACTAGTAGATAGCGACATGATTCTTGTATTTAATTTAACATCGGAATAATAAGAATCAAACTTATTTAAAATTTCTGTATTATAATAATTTATTTCATCGATTATTAATTTCTTCAGTTCACCCTGACGTAAACTTGTTAATAACGTGTTATTCTTAACATAAACATCTAAATTAATATAGGTATATTCTGGATCAACAATAACAGGTTCAATTGTTGCCATTGTGTATTTTTTAAGTTTATTCAATATTTGTTTATTTGTTTCATTTGACAAAACTTCACCGAACAGTGGTTTAATTGAAACAAATACTTTACCATATGCTTTTGGTATGTTATCTTCACCACCCCAAACATTCACCGAATTAATATTTTTATATTCAGACAATACTATATTTTTAAAATCATCTACTGTAACCAAACGGTTTTGTCTGCGGTAATGATGTTTTATATTGTGTCGTAAATCTTCTAGCGTTTCAGCATCGGTTCCATCTGTTGAATTTTCAATAACATTGACGGAAGTAATTCCTTCTGGCGCACTAAAAGCAGTTACACTATTACCTAATGATCCATTAGTTGATACGAAAGTTACTTCAATATATGAATAGTCATTAACAGATTTTCCATAAACATCATTACCAAATGATATTTCATACTGATCATTTTCGTTCAAGTTTAAAAAATAAACCTGAGATTCACCATTAATATTTGTAAAATCATCAGCCAATGTATATGTTGTTGATACTGTAGAATTTTCATTTTCTTTAACAACTACCTTTAATGTGTCAGTATCAATATCATTATCATTAATAACATATCGTTTTTCCGGACCAGATTTAAATAATTGTGTTATGAATTCACCTTCATATAATAAAACTTCAGTTGAAGTATAGTCTCCAGTTTCGGCGTTATAATAGATATATAAATCATCTGTAAGTATAAATGTTCTAATATCTGATAGTGTTGGATTATCTCTTTTTGCGTTAAAAGATTCACCTCTATCAATTTTTACACTTGTGTTTGGAGATGGATTCGGTACAGTTATTGTAACTAATGCTTTAGATGCTTTCTTAGATTTAGGTAAATAATTAAAGAATTTAGCTTTCGAATTCATATTTTCTTTTCTAAGAATCGATTCAATCATAGATTCATTAGCTAACATATGAGCATAATACCCCATATAATGAGTATTATAAGCAAGAAGATCGGTTAAGATATTCATAGCAGAACCAAGATATTCGTAATCTTTAAATTCATCTTGGGTTTTTAGATATTCAATTAAGTTTTTCTTAATTGATTTAAAATCTAAATCTTGTTTTATTAATGTGTTAGCCATTTGTTTTTACCTTACTCGTTTTAGATAAAGTGTTATTTGTGTGGGTATTCTATTATTTATGGGTGTAAAAAATATAGTAGTATCAACACCATCACCACTTGAATTTATATAACATTCAACGGAAACATCTTTAACCCTAGGTTCATATCTGTTTATTACGCTTTTAATTTTACCTTCAAGTGTATGTAATGTAACAATATCAGCCGGCTCAAATAGTAAAGCAGAAATTCCACCATAAACATCCACATTAAATAATCTTTCATATTTATTGGTTAATATTAGATTTTTTATCGATCTAGCAATTGCTTGTTCATCATATTTCCTAGAAATATCTGAATTCATTGGATGCATTAAAAAATCCAAATCTAAGTCAGCGTAAAATGACATTTATTATCCTCCGGCGAATACATTTTCCGATCCATCTAAGCAGAAACTACCACAAGCAACTGGATCATTAACTCTAGCCGCCTGTTTGTCATTGACAAAAACAGTAGAAGAACCGGCTAGCAAATATGAATCATGACAAGATATAGCACAGCAATGGTTAACCCAATGATCATCTTCACGATGCCAACCTATGTCATTGACAAAAACATCATCACTTGCTTCATCATTCATTCTAGTTGGGAAACAACCTAGTTAACCATGCCCAGTGCAAAAATCACCTAATCGGTGTACACTGGGCATGATATTCTCCTATTAATTTTTCTAAATTATTCATATGATATGCTCTGTTAAATTTATTATTCCTCACAACATAAACCCGTTTTATCTATAGGTTTTAATTTTGATGTTACTTTGGGTTTTATTTTTTCTTCTGTTATAATTAATTGTTCGTTATTTTCAGTTAACCTAAATGGCGTACATGTAGATTCTGTTTCGAAATGTTCAATTAAATCGTTATGTTGGTATTTATACTTATTTTCAATAATAGTAGAAGTTTTTATTTCGGTTGTTAATTCAGTACCGCATGGGCATAATTCCGAACCGATTGTTTTTTCATATGTATATTCATATTCAGTAATTATTTTATTTTTAATTGGTCTTTCAAAATATTGCTCAGAATTATTAAGTGCATCTTTATACGGAGTCCAGTTTGGATAAACAGGTATCGTATATGGAAAAGAATCTTCATCACAATCTGCTTTAATAATAATTGTATATTCAAAAGATGGTGTCGCCTGTCTATATGAATCCTCATTAATATGCCATTGATTAAACGGAATATTTCCATTCTCTATATTACAGCCAAGTGTTGGTATACCAGTAATTTCAAGTGTATGTAAATCAATATCCAATCCATTCGGTAGTTCACCCGAAACAATTTCAAATATTTCTGGTTCTGAATCAGCAGTATATTCTATCTTTTTATAGAATTCATAATTTTCCATGGCTACTTCAGGATAATCATCATTATGTTCGGTTTCAGTTAATGGTAGATAATCATTGTATAGTGTGGATGAAGTTATATAAGTTATTTTACATCCACATGAATAATCCCAAACACCCCAGAAAAAATTTGGTCCTTGAGTATCAATATCGTCATATGATGTATCTGTTAAAGATACAATTTTATTACTGTTGATTATAACTCTATCATAAAGATTAAAAACCTCATCTCCAGTCCAACTAACAAATCTATTTTTAGTTATTGATTGATCTATATTATTCGTATATCCAGATTCAAAAAGATTTTTTTCTCTATAATAGAATATTTCATTTAATGTACTCTTTTTGACAACGCGAATTGCACCTTCAACTAAATTTCCATTGTTATCATAATAAACTTCATATGGATTAGAAATAACCAAACATGCTCCTTTCATTTCAACTGAATATGTGTTTCTAATATCATAATCTTCAACATCCAGCCTTGTAGTGTAAAAACCACCAGCGGAACTATTAAAATTATTTTGATAAACTTGAGAACCACCTATTGTATTTGAATCTAAAAAATCTCCATTATTTTTATCATATACTTTAATTTCCAACATTTCATTTTCTGATTTCAGATCACGTATATTCTTACCTATTCTTTCATAATAATCAAACATGTCAAATATTATATCATCTAAACTAATAATTGTTGAGTCATTATATTGGTGCAATATTCTACCATCATTGGAAATAGCGAATGTATCATAAACCATTAGATTAGCATATGCATAACTTGAATATTCTTTAATTAGAGGATATGCATTATCTTGATTATCATACACCAATACTTTATTAGTACCTACAGCCAAATAAGCACCACAAACATCATAAGAAAAATAACTAGTAGTTTGAACATCAATATATTTAATAAAAGATACCGAGTTTATATCTGTTAAATCATATATTAAAATATATTTTGAATTTTGATCAATTGGAATAAATAATTTATTACCTTGAATTTTAATATATTTTTCAAATATTCTGTTAAAGTTTACACCTAAAGGAGCATCGATTGATGGATCAATCGTTGCTAATAGACTAAAATCAACTAATGAAAATATTTCAACAAATTTATTATCCACAATAGCAACATAATCGTTTGATGATGCTATACCTCGACCAAACTGTAAATTTCCTGTTGTACTATCTAAAGTGGCTACTAATGTTGGAGTCGAAATTAAATCATAAACGTAAACATTACCAACTGTATTTCCAATAGATAAATATCTGCCATTTGGTGATATTGATGAAATTGAACCAAAATAATGATTTGATGCGGTAGTTGGTTCTTCAATCCAATTAGTATAGGTCATCTGATTTGATGTTAAATCAAATAAATAAACAATACCGGCATAAGGTATTAATGAACCATCCCAGTGATCTGGAGCCGAAATAGCCATTATACCATTATCTGAAATCTCAACAACTTTACCAAAACCATCATCACGATAGTATAATGATGGTGATGTATATCTCCTCAATCTTATATTAGGAAAAGTTGTTTCATAATACTTGTCGATAACCTCAACAGTCCAATCAGCATTATTTACAGTAGGTTCAGGTACATGAGGACCACTAACATGTCCAATAATTTCCCATCTATCATTTGACTTTAAACCACTTATTGAATAATTTACATTCGTATCAACAGCCGGTATTGTTCCATTAGAATCCTCAATTGCTTCAATCCAATCATTCCATGTAAATTCAAGTAAATCATTATCAAAAGAAAATATTTCAATTCTACCAGATTCTTCACCATAAATACTCCAATAATTTGGCCAACCGAAATATATTTTATTATCATTTGCAAATGCTAATGATCCGGCAAAAGATCCTACTTGAAAATTATCTTGAATAAAATCCGGACGTGCTAATGATGTGTCAATATACTGGTTGACAATTGCAAAATTATGAGTCAATACGCTGACAGCATAATGTTCATTATGATCATAATCAACTACAAAAATATAAGAATCATTATGCTCTATTCTAATCCTGCTTGTGTTTTTTGCCGGATCAATTGTAACTTCAGATATTACTTCCGTTAAAATATCAATAGTATAGATATTTGTTGAGTTTTCTTTATCTACAAGTAATGTATCACCAATTATATCTACTGCACCACGATCAATCTGAAGCGTATATCTAGTTAACAACGTTTTCGTTAAAATATCATAAACATCTACAAATTTAGTAGCGCCTTCTGCACCACCAATAGCAAAGTACTTATCGGAGATAGCAATATCATAACCCAGATATGAATTTTGATAAGTAGAATAGCCATCCCACAATTCTAAACCAGTAGATAAACTATATAATTTAGCGGATACTATACCAGAACATAATACATGGTCACCATATGCCCTTATTTTACTACCAAAAAAATTACTCCAATAGTAATCATCTGTTTCCCACGTATATAACAATTCATATGTTGTAGCATCAAAAACATATACTATACCTGTATTAGAAACATCAACGCCATTAATATTTGAATCTTCGGACATTGCGCCAATGATAATATAATTATCAACAGCCGCGATAGTAGTACCGGGATCCTGACTAAAACTTCTTCTTCCAAAAAGATCAGCTAAATCACCATAGGCTGTACCCAAATTTGGATTCTCTATAATATGCTTAACTAATTTTGTTTCGGTATCAATTACATAAACTTTATCTTCATTAAAAGTATCATTTGTTCTACCGTATGCGTAGAGTGTTTTACCATCTGGAGATAATGCAATATCATGTCCAAAATTATCATTAAGTCTAGAATCGGAACTATATGTTATATAATTTGAAATAATCGACGATCTTCCGGATAATAATTCAAAATCAACAATAGAACCAAATTCTTGAATTAAATGATTTGTTGGAAATGAAAGTATTTTACTATAGTCATGTTGCTCATCGAATATTTTTTCATCTAATAGATTTCTCTCCGGAATACTTAAATAAATTTTATCGGAAAATTCTTTTATTCTTTTAAAACCTTCAGATGCATTTACTCTAATTGTTGTTGGTGCCAATGCAAAAACTGAAAAATCATTTTTATCCAAAACTGTAATTGTTTGTATAGAATCAACTGTCGGACTGTCTATTAAATAAATATAACTATCGCTAACGTCTATTGAATACCCAGAATTAGATATTGAATTAATGGTATTGCCCGTTTCTAATGAAAATATTGAAGTTATATTTGGACAGCAAACATAATAATATTGTGAATCCAAATCAACGGCAAAACCAAAATCAATTGTGCCACTATGTATGTTTTCTGTTTGATGTATTAGATTTCCATAGATAATATTAAAAACATAAACTATTCCATTTCCAACATCATTTAAATATGCTGGATCCGATATTATAATTCTCGTATCAGTCATAGCAATAGTTTTTGAATACGTATCATATAAACGACCAAACATACTACCCGTATAATTATTAGGATCGTTAATTGTCAGAAGTAGATCAAATGTATTAATGTCATATATCAATACAGAATTAGTATTTGCTACGGAATCAAAAACCGAACAAGCAATTGTAGAATCACTAAAAGAAACATATTCACCGAAATATAAATTGGTGCTTATTGGATTTTTAAATTCGGTTATTAATTGTAAAGTTTCCGCATTAAAAACATATATTGATTGATATTTTGATGATGTAATATAAATTTTATCATCCAATAAAAATACATCTTGTCCGAATGTATCATCAAACCCATTATAATCTGGATGATTTTCATCAACTACTGGTGTTATTTCTCCATGTTGTACATAAGAACCATTTATATTTTGTGTATTAACTGAATAAAATTTATCAACATATATTCTGGAATATTTCAGAAAATTATCATTATATGTATCTATAGTTAATGATGTATATACTTTAAATTGTGCATTAACATCAAACCTATATGCGTATTTTCCAGTTATAGGTTGTAATGGAGTGGAATCATTAGCATTAACAATGTTTGTGCCAACGGTATAAACGTAATTACTATCAACTTCAATTGAGTTTTCACCAATCATAATATTATCGCTAATCAATTCATGACTATATGTGTCAAATATTAAAGCACCCACATTTGATTCATCCACCCAAGTAGGTGGTATTGTATCATAGGATCTAAAATATGATAAAGCAACAGTACCATCATTTTCAATAGCAAATTCGGAACCAAAAGCCTGCGCGAAGCTTTCTCCGGAGATTCTAACCATCTCGTTTAAATAATTTATATTTGCATCAAATATTCTATAGAAATCTATAAAATTATTATTCTTTAAGTCATAACTATATAATAAATTAAGTGAAATCAGTTCATCACCCACATTCAAATCATAACCGTTCATGTTATTATAAAACTGTGGATTCGGTTCTCTATGATGAATTAAAATATCAATACGCCAAGGTTCTGCTTCATGAAAAATAATTTCATATATTAAATCAATATTACCATATTCATCACGTTCAAACGAAAAATGTGGTACGACATGATGTGTTCTATTTCCAATATCACCGATAGTTTTTTCATATATTTTATGTATGGATCCATCACTATAATCTATAAATATTTTTGGAAGTTCAGGATAAGAATAATCAAAATTATATTCAAAAGTCGAATCACCAAATGTTATTATTGAGTTAGCATTTAACCATGTTTCATTTGCGGCATATTCTACATTTAAATATACAACTGGAAAAGGACAATTTAAATTAAATGCTCTATCATCATAGTATCCATCAAAAACTAATTGATAATCTGTTTCTATGAATGGTGTATATTCAGCATAATTTTCTAAAATATTATCATAATTATCTGGATCCCGACCATCTATTGTTACTGTATTTTTCTGAGTAACACCCACATTTGCATAACCATTTTGTGGACCATACTCATTAAATGTATAAATTTGTACGGGTGCATCAATAATGCAAGAAACACTAATATCAGTAAGCGATATTAAATTATCATCATTTGTTAGTTGTAGTTTCATGCCATTGGTTGAATTAAACGATCCAATATAGCCATCATAAACATTTAATGTATTACTAGTATAGCTTGATAAATGATTTTCTACTTGCTGTAATGTTGGTTCAGTAATTTCATATTCAAATTCAAACGTATTTAAATTAAAGACTTCAATTCTGCTAGTATTGGGATATCCATAATCAGCAAATATGCCCCCTGTACCTACAGCAAGATAATTTTCATTCATGGCCATAGCGCCACCAAATGTTTCATCATACATAAGAGTTGTATATAATGTGGTAACTAGATCATTAGTTTCCAAATCACGTATTTCTATGTATTCATAATAATCAAGTAAATCTTCTCTATAACCACTAAAGGAGTAGGCGATATATTTTGAGTTAATCGCCATTTCGATAATTCTATCGGTTTTTTGATAGCTTGGATCATAATAGGGAAATTCCCACTCACCTTGATTTCGTAGAACTAATTCATTGCTCATCTGGATCTATTCTACCTTTTTTATTTGAACTCCAATCAGGAGAAGCAATAGATTCAACATCAAGAGTGGGTCCGGGTTTATTCAGATGTATATCGGGTCCACCATCGGCGTAAATAGTTCCACCACTCTTTATATGCAAATCTTTCTCAACATATAATTCCATTTTACCATGAACCTTCTCATATCTATCACCTTCAACTTCAAGGTTTACATCCCCCTTAACCAATAGATTCAAAGATGATTTACCAATATTTCTCTCATTTTTCCATGCTTTTTTATATTTCTTAACATCTAAGTCCGGATCAACATATGCGTCATCATCCAATTCTTCATCCCACATTTCAGGAACATCTTTTAGATGTGGTTCTTCACCGCGTTCAATATTTGGATTAGAATCTTCTTTTGTCCAATCCATTTCATCAGATTCTATAGTACCAAAATCATCACCAGCACCAATAGTAATTGAACAGTCGCCAATAACCTGAACAAAATTCTCACCCATAATCAATTCATAATTATTTCTTTTAACTCTACGTACAACATCTCCATCATTATGTTCTTCAATAAAGGTACCACACCGATGCCAACGTTTAAATCGTTCAGCATCCCTAGTATCATCCCATTCTTCAATATGACCAGATTCGGTTTCTTTAACATGATTGAATGGATAGAGTGCATTGTATGTAGTGACTTTCTCAGTCCAATTTTTCTTTTCTTCAACATCCTGCTTATGTTGTTTAGCTTGAGCGACTTGCTTTGACAAACCCTCTAATGCAATAGGTACTTTTTGAGATTCACCGCTTTTCTGTTTTTCTAATATAGTTTGTGGCTTATCACCAGAATCGTCTGGTGGATCATTTCTAGCCAATCTATTTGTATCAGATTCACCAATGAAGTCATCTCTAGGATAAGTACCCAGAGGATCAATAAATCCATCACCACCCTTAAATTGTTTCTTATCGGAAGGAATACCACCTGCTGTTCCAAGTATAACTGGGTCTTGCGCGAAATGGCCATCACGATAAAATCCAAATACCCAAGTACCTTCTACAATACCCGTTGGCGATAAACCAATTCCGTTCATAGCAGATGATATAATTGGTTGAATTGGATAAGCCCATATTAGCTTTTCAGATTTTATATCGGATGTATCAGGTGAATTATATCCTAGAATTCTTACGCGAAGTCTACCTAATTTTTCAGGATCATCTCGTTTTTCAACTACACCAAACCACCAATTAAAATTACCGAATGAAAATCCACCATTCTCTATTTGATTATCTATCATATTGATTTATCCAATCGTTTCTTACCAAGTTCAATATATGTCATAAAAGATTTTTGTGTCCAAACATGTCTCATAGCCAAAATAACCCAAGCAAATTTATAATGTGTATCATAATATTTACCATCATCTTCATCATTATTCTTTGGTAAATCTACAGTTACCATTTTACCTAATTGATCATATATATCTATACGACCTGCAATAGATACAATTAATCTATTAGTATCTAATTTTAATAAATTTGATCTTCTAGAACCTCTCCACTTATAATACTTTGTTGATATGGTATCCTTACCAGATTCGATTGAATAATCCAAATATGGTTGATAAACGATATTTGTTTTTGACATACCATCAATATTAGTAAATGGTTTTTTACTATAATCTTTTTTATTATCTTGTGAATATGTATATGTATGAAGTTTTGCATTTTTATTCTTAATATCATGTACAATAGCAGTTGAACCAAAACCACCACTAATAGAATTAGTAATAGCATTGAAGTGACTAATAAATCTATAACCCTGCATAGAATATTTAAAATCTTCCGGTTCTTTTTCTCCTGCTTCATCTTCCTTAAGGTTTGCGGGTCTTTGAACTAAATTAGGTAGTTTACCACTTTTATCTATGAACATTTTCTCCAATGGTCGAAAACTCCACTTACCATGATCTTGCTGAAAAACAATATAATCGGCTTGTTCGGCGTTAGCACCTTCACGCGTATATTCTAGTCCATAGTCATCGGTTAGTCCTGTAAATTCCTGTACCTTTTTAGTAGCCCATGTAGCTAACCATTCGGCTGTCGCCATCGGTGATAAATTTGGAACTATAATAGAAAATTTATCTTTTGTTTCATCAACTTTACCAGAACCACCTATTTTATTAATAACTTCCTTAAATATATCTGATGCTTTTTTATCATCATAATGTTTATTAATTCTCTGCTTTTGGTCTTTAAAAAATGCTTCATCTATACATTTAATTCTATAAACATATTTTTGCTGTCCTATCATTTCTCTATCTGAAATTTCATAGACCATAAATTTGAATGTTTGTTTATTTGTAGAATCTTCTATTTGAATAGTAACCTTACTACCCTGAATTATAGCATCCTGCATTAATCTATTTTGTGTATCAAAAAATGAAACTGAAGCAGTCCAAAATGGCGTAGTAATATCTTGATATATTTCTATTTCAGATACTATCGTAGATAAATCAGAACCTTCTATTAGTACTCTATGTGATTTAAAATCACCGCCGAATGTATAATTTTTATTATTAGCCATATTTAAATTTCTGTAAGATAAATGTAATCATCACTTAACATTAATTCAAAATCTCTAACAATAGTTTGTATATGTTCTTCTGAAATAACGTTAATAATCCTTTTTTCCTCGTTCAATTGCTCCTCATACATTAAGTTTGATATTGGAGTTATATTATGTGGTAATTCTCCATTAATAGCAATATAATCGGGTAATTCAACTTCGTCATACCAACTATCAGTCCAATCTCCAACTTTAAATCTATCAAATGCTTCGATAACCTCATAATGATGTGTTTCGTAAATATTATTATATTTTGTTTTTGCGTTATCAACCAATTCATTATACGATAGATACCAATCAAACATAGGATCAACAATTTTATTTGTTAATAGTAAAATCCAATGTAGCGTTTCACTACCGTAAAAATCATATGCTACATGCTCGGGCTTTTCTCCCGGTTTTAAGTTATATTTAAAATATATATTTGTATAATCTAATTCACGATATTTCATTATAATAGAATCAAATATATTAACAACCAATTGATCTTGGTAATTAATTTTACTAAATTTATCGAAATAAGCCATTAGAATGATGCTCCATTTGTAACGTCACTATCAACGTCACCTCTAGTTATAATATCCGTTTCGGTGAATTGTAATGTCAATGTTGTTTCTGATGGAAATCCATCTCGCATAGGAACATAAAATCCAGCAGATGCATAATCAACATCAATACTCGTTATAACACAACGTCTAAATTTATTCATCCAAACTAATTCTTCAAATCTACCACCGCCATTTGATTGTAGGTATTTAATTTCAATTTCCTTTGGATAATTTAAATAGAAGTTAAATGGTATCTTTTCAGGTAAAGAAGCCCTGCGGAATTCTTGTATAATTTGATATATTATTCTAGATTCATCTGAAGATTTTGGTGTAAATTTAAATGTGTATTCGAATGTTCTCATACCGACACCCTTAAAGAACATCTTTAAGTATGGGTTTTCTGCTTTACCAGAATTAAATGCACCAGCATCACCCAAAATAGATTGTTGTGCCATTGTTTTGCCAATGTCCATAATATCACCAAAAGAAATTTCATTATATGCACTAGATAAAGTATCCAAAAATCCTTCTTGAGCAAAGGTAGTCATTGTATTTCCAATTTTACCAATACCTTTCTGTTCCCACTCAACTTTACCTGGATTTCTTAATGTTGACGGCATATATAAATATATTTCGGAATCATCGTTTGTTTGTTCTTCAGATAATCTCTCAAAAAATTTAAAGTGTACACAAGTTAGCATATCATTTCTAACAGTATGCGGTGAATTTGGATCGGTAGAACTTTTTGGTCTTGCATCGCCCCTCATATATGAAGGATAAGCTAATATTTTTTTATCAGACATTTTTATTCCTATGAAAAATAACTAAATATATTTATGACTTTACAATATACACAAGGAAAATATAAATTAATCAATGAATCTAAATATATTGGAGATAAATCTAATATAGTATTTAGATCATCTTGGGAATTAAAAATGATGAATTGGTGTGATAAAAATGCTTCAGTTTTAAAATGGGGTTCTGAAATACATCCAATACCATATTATTCATCAATAGATAACAAAGTACGTAGATATTTTCCAGATTTCTGGCTATTGATTAGAAATACTGAAGGTATAGAACAGAAAATAATAATTGAAGTTAAACCATATAAAGAAACATTACCACCAACATCACCAAAGAAAATCACTAAGAAAAGTCAAGCTAAATATATTAATGAAAGAATAACTTATGAGAGGAATCAAGATAAGTGGAAGGCAGCAAGAGAATTTGCTATAAAACATAATATGCAATTTAAAATAATGACCGAATACGAACTAGGAATAAAAAAACGTGGAAAATCAACTTAAAAAAATTATTAACACATCAAAAGCAAAAGCTAAAAATGCTACTGCTTGGTTTAATAAAATGATTGATAAAACAATCAAGGGTAAGTCTGAATATAAAACAACCACAACACCTGAAATAGGAGTCATTCATAATTTTGTATATGACGCGAAGCACAAAGATAAACTACCAACATGGGATGCTTTTCCAATATCTATTCCTATTGAATTCTATAATGACGGTTGGTTAGGAATAAATTTACATTATCTACCATTGCGGGAAAGAATGCAATTATTAAAGGCATTGGAAAAAGTTAAAAAAACAACAAGAAATAAAAATACTAGATTTAAATTATCATATAAAATTTTACAAGCTGTTGCGAAAACCAAATTATACGAACCAACATTGCATAGATATTTGACAAAACATATCAAAACAAAATATAACGTTATAGAACTAGATGATGATTATTCAAATATTATTCACTTGCCTCCGGCTCAGTGGCAAGGTAAGAAACCTTATTAGGAGTAAGAAATGGCTTACAATAGTGGAGTTGAAAATTTTGTCAACCAAGTAATAAAATCAAATTCAATAGCAAATCCAAATAGATATTGGGTTGAATTTACTTTTCCATTTATGGGTGATGATTTTCAGGTTTCAGATAATACATCAGAAACACTATTTAATGTTGATAATGCGGCTCAGGTTGATAATTCATTCAATAGAAATGGAGAATTATCAATGATGTGTTCTTCAGTAACAATGCCAGGTAGAAGATTAAATACCAGTGAGCATAAACATGAAAATTATCCAATTACAATACCAAATTCACAAGCATATGATCCAGTATCACTTACTTTTACACTATCGGCTAATTTAAAAGAAAGAAAATATTTCGAATATTGGCAAGAAGTTATTGTTAATACTATTGATGGTACAATGAATTTTTATAATGAGTATGTATCTACAATTAGAATATACCAATTAGATAAGAGTAATAAAGTTACTTATGGTGTTGAACTTAGAGAAGCGTATCCAATTGCTCTTAGTGATATAAACTATTCTTATGCTTCTTCCAATGAAATATTATCATGTACCGTTAATATGTCATATAAATATTGGAATAATATAGATTATAAATCTGATTATTTTTTTAGAAAAGTATCAAATTAATTATGGAGTTAAATTATGTTACCTAAAATCGAAACACCGAAACTTGATCTGGAATTACCAGTAACCGGTAAAAAAATTAAATTTCGCCCATTTCTAGTAAAAGAACAAAAAGTTTTATTACAAGCTCTTGAAATGGGTGATGATGAACAATTAAATAATGCTATTGAAGATATTGCTAGATCATGTACATTTGGAGAAATAAACATTGATGAATTACCACTTGCCGATGTTGAATTTTTAATATTAAATTTAAGAGCAAAATCCGTAGGTGAAAGTGTAGAATTATCATTTAAATGTAATGAGTGTGGTGTAAAGAATCCTGTTGATTTACAACTATCAACCGTAACAGTTGTTAAAGAGCAAATGGATGAGAAAATAATGATTAATGATGATGTTGGTGTGCTTATGAAAATAGCAACATATAAAGATATTAAAGAAGCATCAGAAGAAAAGATGGATATTGATAAAGGATATAAATTAATATTAGCATCAATTGATAAAGTTTTTGATAAGAATCAGATTTATAGTAGAAATGATTTTACTGAAGTTGATCTTTATGAATTTTTAGAAAGTTTACCAACAGAAGCATTCAATAAAATAGAAGATTATGTTGGAAATCAACCACAATTAAAGAAGGATATTAATATTAAGTGTATTAGTTGTGGTGCAGAATCAGAAGTTAAATTAGAGGGATTATCGGATTTTTTAGGGTGATCTTTGGAAAGGGTGAACTTATTTCAATGTATAGAAATAATTTCATGATGATATATCATTTTGGATATTCATTAACCGAGATCGAAAATCTGATTCCCTTTGAATTAAATATTTACACAAATATGTTACTAGATCAATTAAGAAAAGAGGAAGAGGCTAGAAAAAATGGCTGACGTAGGCTTAACGACACTTTTAACCGCTGGTATACTTTCAAGAAGTAGACCTAATCCATTACCCATGCAAAGATATGATGAAAATGCGTATAATGCCGATCTTAATACATCTTTTCAAACGTTGTCAAATCAAGAGGTAATGACACAAAAAATTGAGGAAGTATTACAAAAAAGAAGAATTGAAAATATAAGATCCGGTAAAAATGAGGAACAGGGTGTAAATGATTTACAGTCAAAATGGAAAGATGATAAAATTCTGAATTTTTATAATGATGAATTAAAGGATATGCTTGAGGAATCAAGGAGAGGTGAAACAAAAATGGATGTGAATACCCAGTTGAAAAGACTGGAAGAAACATTGAAGCGTCTTAAAGATTCTTCTATGGATGAAGATATGAAAAAATTCATGGTTATTCAGTATTCACATACACAAAAGTTTTTACAAAGTGAGAAAAAACAAAAAAAGGGAATTGGCGGTGTAGCACTTGAATCAGCTAAAAATCAGATTGGTAATTATCTTGATATGCGAGGATTATTTGCCGGATTAGTAAATAATAATCCATTAGCTATGGCGGCATTTAATATTGGTTCGGATGTAACAAAATCAATTATATCTAGAAGAAGAGAAAGAAAAAAACAACAACAGTCGGATGTTTCAAAAGCAAATATAGTTGAACGTGAAAAATATTCAGAAGAATTAAGTCAAAACTTTGATAGAATTAGAGAATCGGAATTGGAGAGTGCTAGAGGCTCATCTAAAGCAACCAATGAATCTAAAGAAACCGATGAATCAACACCAACAATTGAACCACAATCACCCATTGATTTATCCAATGAAGGTATAGCTGAAGAACAGCAAAAGGAAAAACAGAAAGAACAATCAGAAGAACAAGATAGAGCTAATGATACTATATTTAGGGATGGCTTGTTTGATAGATTGGATAATATAAAAGATTGTTTATGTAAAAAAGAAGAAGGTAATAATACCAGTACTAATATTGAAAATGAAGAAGAGTCCGGTTTTTTTAGTAAATTTAAAACACTTTTCAAGTTTGATGGACTTAAAAAAATACTGGGTGGTTTTTTGGCCAGCGCCGGTGGAATTTTTGGTTTAAAAAATATAAAAAATATTATGAGTACACTTAAAGGTGCACCTAGTAAAATACTGGATGTTGGTAAAAATCTAGTTAAAGGAGCCGGCGGTAAAATATTGGATGTTGGTAAAGGTGCTTTTAATGCCGTTAAAGGTGCACCTAGTAAAATACTGGATGTTGGTAAAAATCTAGTTAAAGGAGCCGGCGGTAAAATATTGGATGTTGGCAAAGGTGCTATGAATCTAGCTAAAGGAGCCGGCGGTAAAATATTGGATGTTGGTAAAGGTGCTTTTAATGCCGTTAAAGGAGCCGGCGGTAAAATACTAGATATTGGTAAAGGTGCTATGAATCTAGCTAAAGGAGCCGGCGGTAAAATACTAGATATTGGTAAAGGATTGGGATCAAAAGCATTGGGTTTTGCAGGACCAGCCGCAGCACTCGCTTCTTCCGCATATGGTGGTTGGCAAATAGGTGAGTACTTAAATGAGACATTCGGTACAGATAAAATGTTATCCGATGCTATGTTGAAAGTATTCAATCCAGAAGCATATGAAAACAAACAGAAACGTTTGGCTGAAAAAACAAAGAAACCAGCCATATCAACAGAGAAACAAAATATCGAACAATCCCAAAAACGTAAAGATATTGTAGAAACAATTAACAATAAAGTTATAGAATCTAAAGTAAACGCGGAAAAAGATAAATCAAAATCGATGGGTGTTGTTAATAATGTTATCAATAATAACACAACAACATCTGGTGGAAATGCACGAACTATACCTTTATCATCCGCTAGAAATCCAGATTCATCTGTACAGAGAATGTCAGAAAGATTTATGGTTTTCGGCAATATATAAAAAACCCCGCCTAGGCGGGGTAAACTAAGACTTATTAATCGTCTGCTAGTTTTGATCGGAAGTATTCCAGACTATCATCGTCGTCGTCATCATCATCATCGGATGAAAAAGGAACACTATTTACCTCTGCTACTGGAGCAGATTCAACAATCTTAGGTTGTGTAGCACCAATAATCTTATTAAGTTTTGATTTAAGTTCATCGTATGATCTAAAATTAGATGGATCAGTAATCTCATGCAATGCATATGATTTAGACCATACAGATTCCATTTCAGAATCATCATCTAAAAGAGGACCTTGAGAATCAAATTCTGATTTATCATATTTAACATATCCATCAGACATACGTGCTTTCAGTTTAAAGTTAGCACCTTCCCAGAAATCAAATGGATTAAATCCAACTTCATCTTCAAATTCAGGTGTCATCGCATCTTTAATTTTATCAAAGATACTAGGACCAAATTTATAAAGAAAAACTTTACCCTCATTTTGTGGATTAGCTGAATCCTTTACAACATAAATGTTAGTAACATAATGTTCTTTACGTTTGCGTTGACGAGCAACTTCTTTATTGGCATCAACACCTGAGTTCCACAATTCCGAATTTGCTTCACAAACAGGGCAATTACTACCAATTGATGTTAGACAGTTATCAAAGAACCAACGACCCTGTTCATTTTTAAATGCGTGTGTATAGTAATGTGCCCATGGTGCGACTTCAGAATCACCTGCTTTTTCTTGGTCTGCTTTCGAAACATCAAGAAAGCGAATAACAGCATAACCATTACCTGCTTTATCGCGCTCAAGTGTCCAATAACGATCATCATCATATGATTGCTGTCCACCAGAATTTGATTGCATTTTATTTTTCAAGGATTCAAGATTGTTTTTACGTTTTTTAAGTGCGCTGAATGACATAGTATTTTCTCCTGTTTAATAGCATTTCGCCTTTTTCTTTAAGTATTGTAGCATTTCGCTTGGTTTATGTCAAATCATATTTTTAAGTAATGATTTGAATTTGGATAAATTAATATCCAAAAATGGTGAATATTTTTTAACCACATATACTCTATCCCATAAAGGATGAATACATTTATTTGTATTTATATAGTCAAAAATATTATCTAAAATGACACAAGTTTCCAGTGAAACTGAGCCATCAATTCTTTTTTTCTCTATAAGTGGTAAATCGCTACCGCCGATAAAAATATCTTTTAGTGTATTATCTTCAAACAATTCACTAACTTCATTTGTGAATGTTCTAGTAATTGATTGCATATTTTTCTGATGCTTTAACCAACATTCATCTATAGATTGATTGCTAAAATCACCAACCCAAGATATATCATAATTATAAGCAAAACCAGTTGCAATAAATTCTTTAAAATCTTTCTCATGTTCTTTTAGAATATTATGTAGTATTCTTTTTCCTGAAAACTTCTCAAAAGAATTCCAATTTACTCTTGTTTTACCTCTATATTTAAAATAATCATAATCGGATTTAAAGTGCAATTTAATTGCTTGAAAATCCTTATAAGCCTCAAATGTATTAATTTTTCACTCCTAGAATAATTTATTTCTATTCAAACTATTATCAATAATATACCTATTTTCAACACCACAAACTTTTATTCTATCGATGATATTCTTATCTAATAGTGGAATAACATCTTCCATAGAAAGTTCGTTTTCTTCGCAAAACGAAACAATAGTTTCAATAATATCTAAATTACTATTTATGGAATTTTCAATTAAATTCATTGAAAAATCTTCAGAATTAACCATTTCAAAATCCTCAATATCATCATCTAATGGTAACATTATACACTAACTCCACTTGTTTGTCAAGTTTTTTTAAATTAAATTATCATAGTAGGTTTTATTTAATTCACCACGTTGATAAAATTCATTTCCATAACCAGTTAAATCCTCAGGAGTACCATCAATAACTCTTCTAACTCTAGTATAAATTTCCATTTTAGTATTTACATCAATTGAATCTACTTGTATTGTTGAATCTCCATTTCCAGAATTAACTTTTAATATATCACCAACTTCATAATTATATCCGGCTTTATTAATCGAAACGGTTAATACCTGATTACCATCTGTAGTATAATCAATAGTTAAACCTGAACCTGTACCTGAAAGATCATATAATGCAAATACGTTTGTTCCATCTGACAAATATCCTGTACCGGATTCAACAATAGAAATACCTGTAACTGCTCCGCTAACCGTATAAGTTCTTATACCATTTGTTTGTAAAGTCCATAAATCATGCTCTCTAGTACCAACGGTTGGTTCTGGTGGAGCATCATCATATTGCCATAATCCATTACTTCCGGGAACATTATTCCAAGCCATTATTTAACTCCCATAATTTTTTTCATTTTATCATATTCAGACCAAAGTTTTTTGGGTACATTTTTTTCAAATGTATTTTTATCATCTTGTTTAATAGCATTTCGTACAGTAGTTGCGGAAGTAATTCTAGGAGTTTCCTTGAATTTAACATCAATTTTCTTATCATCTGGCATTTGTTTATTAAATGATTTTATTTGATTTTCATAACCTTTAATTCTATCATTACCAGCCAAAACTTCTACAATTTCAACACCTTTTTTACGCAATTCATTAATCATATCTGGAATATACCCAGATGAAAATTCAAGCACATCAACATTAGGATTTAATTTTTTAATCAATTCTTTTTGATATTTAAAATCAAATGGATTTCTTTCTTTATCCTGTGAAGATTTAGCACCTTTCACAACGATAACAAAAGGTTTATTTTTTAGCATTTTTATAATAGCATCGTGTCCATTATGAATGGGTTGCATTCTACCCAAAAATAATGATCCTTTGGTGGTACCCTTTTTATTATAATTTTCCGAATCTAATGCTTCATATATATCAATGAACTGTTTAAAAGATTTCATTTAACTTTTCCTTTAATTCTTTCTATGCCTTTAATTGCAGCCTGAACTTCATAATCTTTGGATTTTGGGTTGATTATAATTTCAGCATATTCTATAACAGTTTTAACATAAGAAGTTAATTCACCGACCTTTTTTGCATAGTCTTCCATAGATTCATTAAAATGTTTAAAAGTTTTCATTGAAAATTACCTTTCATCCACTTCCAATATTCTTCTACTGATTTTTCCATATTATTTCCTGTTATTTTTTATTTATAAGCCCATACTATAGCATACTCTTATATATTCACGCACTAATCCACTTCGAACAATATCATCAACTTTAAAATCGATAATATCAAAAGATTTCATATTTGTCAAAATATTTATAAACTTAGCCAAACCGGATTCTTCCTTAAATCTCTCGGAAGTTAAATCGTCTTGGTGTGTATCTCCACATAATATAATTCTACTATTCTCACCAATGCGCGTAATAATAGAATTTAGTTCTTGAAATGATAAATTCTGCGCCTCGTCAATGACAACAATACAATCATCCCAAGTTACACCACGCACAAAAGAAGTGGTTGTAAATTCAACCACTTCTTTATTTTTTAAAATGTCATATGCATCGCCACGACCAAAAATATCCGAAAATATTGTTCTATAAGGTAACTCATAGACTTTAGATTTTTCTGTCATGTTTCCCGGTAAGAAACCCATATCTCTAGTGGGTACTACACTTCTAACAATAATAACTTTTTGTTTATTTTCTACTCTATCTATTACATCTTTTATGCTAAGATATAATGATAAAAATGTCTTTCCTGTTCCAGCGCAACCATGTAATACTAATTGGTTTCCTGTGAAATATGATTCAAATACTTCCTCTTGTGTATCCGTCATGGGTTCTATATTCTGTATTACTAACCCCGAATGTTGTGTTTTTCTCTTTCTTTCTTTTTTTCTTGCCCGCTTTTCAGCATAATATTCAAAATTTGCTATTTCATCCGGAGACAGTTGTTTTGACATAGAGTATCCTCATTTTAGTTTTTATTCACTCCACGCATAATATTTTTTTACTTAGTATATGATTCGGCCATCCAAATATGTTTTGACATTTCATCAATAAAGCCTTCAATGTAATTAACCAAACCTCTGTTTTGTAATTCTGATTCGGCGTATTCTGCGGCCATTGTTGCGATTTCTCTTGTACGTTTCATATCTTGTACAATATCCAACATCATTCCAATTGAATTTAATTCGGAATTAATTGACTCAGTACCAACATCAAACAAATTTGCTTTGTATCCCAATGTTCTGATTTGCTCCGCAATCTTATCTACATTATTATATGCAAACTCATACAGATCACCAAAGAATTCATGGTATTCAGCAAAACTTTGACCCTGCACGTTCCAATGATAGTTCTGGAATTTCATATACAAGTTAAAAACCGAATCTAAAAGTTCCTGACATGGTGATTCAGAATCCATTTGTTCAGTTAACATAAATTGTTTAAAATTTTTCATCTTCTTGATTTAACTCCTCTGTTAGCAGTATCCTGTTGATTTTTGTGACGCATTGCGCGACTCTTTTGACCGGTAGGGTCTTTTCTTTCGGATTCTGAACTTTTAAATGCAGAATGAGCTATGCCCTTTTCTCTGTTCTGCACTTTACGACTATCCATATCGCCGCTTTTATAACGCTTCACAACATCATCTGACGCCTTATCGTTATATCTATCGTAAGTATCTTTGCTTAATTCGTTTATTAGTTCTTTAAAGTTTTTCATTTTTTTCGCCTTGTTGGAAATTGGTTAAATGCTTTGCCATATTTAGAAAAATTAATAATTGCCTGTGTGTGCCATTTCTGCTGTTCACCATCTTCACATACAACAGTTAACATACAATTAGTCCAAATGTTACCTATCATTTTAGCATTTACTACTGGTTTACCTATTTTTTCAATTAGTTTTTGTATAAATGCATCATAGTCCATTTCGGCTGACTTAATTGTATTTTCTATATAATTACGTACACCTTTACCAGAAATCTCTCTAATATCAGGACCATTTATTTGATACCCGCCTGTATTTTTACTAACTGTAATAATTCTATAAAACGCTTTAAGTTGGCTATCACCGTTTTTTGGAACCAATTTATTTAAATCCATATCTTTATCTTCAAGTTGTTTCATCTTACGATCAATAAAAGATATAGTTTTCTTTTTTACAGTATCTAGATATTCTTTTCTATGTCCTTCAAGTTCACTAACAAGTGATGAGGATGAAACCATTTTCTTGGATATAATTTCCTGTTTCTTGACTTTTGCTTCGGCTCTTTTCTGTGTAACCTTAACAACCTTAGGTTTAATATTTTTTAGATTGTCTCGTACAGGTATCCACTTATCAAGTAAAGAATTAGAATCCATTAATACTTTATCAATCATTTTCTTAACATCATTTGTTGCCTTTGACCTAACATTTCTCAGTTGACCAACGGCCTTAGAAAATTTATTAAGTTCCTGAAAACTATCCCAAGGCACACTCCACATAAATTCACGTATATCATCTTGATATACATTATAATCAGAACTAATCGGACTAAATATATTATATGCTTTATCTTTAAATAATTTTGCTTCTCTACCAAATTCTCTTCTGGCAGCATCATTCATCCGCTTAAAATCTGGATTGAGAATTTCATCTTGCGTCAAAGCATCTTTAATCGCATTAATTACTTCTTCGGCATTATTATAACGTCTTTCTTCTTTTAGAAAACTACTAAATGATTTCATAGTCTATACAACATTCCTATTATCTGATTAGCTGGTGCAAATGATCCGGTTAATTTAAGAAAATGTCCATTCCAAAAGAAAGTTATTCCTTCTGTAGGTAATAATTTACCAGAAGCATTTAATCTATCCATTTCAATTTCTAATTTATTTAATAATTCAACATTACCGGATGTTTTTATTTTATCAATAGCGGTTTCTATTTTATTTCTTAATGAATCAACAGTTTTATCTGGATTAATTGACATAAATTCCGACATTGTTTTAAGTCTATCAGCACCTAAAGATAGAAACAATTTTTCAATTGGTAACATTATTTGTTTGTTTATAGATGGCATATTTTTTTCAGTGGAATCTATAAACTTTGAATATTCTGGAAATGATTTTTTAATATTACTAATTGATGGTTGCTTATTATATTTTGCCCATCTATTAATCAGCAAATCATGTAATTCTTTATTAGTAATATTTGCTTTTTTTAATTCTTTTTCCCATGCTTTAATTTTAAGTGTTTCAATATTATCAGAACCTTTCAGAGAATAGTTCTTCATTATTGAAGAAAGTTCTTTTTTATATTTAGATTCCAAACTTTTAAAATCTTCAACCTTTGGTAACTTAACTCTATTTAGTTTTTTAATAGTAAATTCTGATTGTTGGTGAGTACCGCGTTGACGTAGCATACCATCGAAAACTCTAGCGGCTTCCTTGTCTATAGGACCTATTTGCTCTCCAGCCTCATTATGTTCTATTGTTCCATGTAATCTTAATTCACGAACACCATATTCTATAATATTCTCAGCACCATTACCCATTACTTCTATGGACATCCATTTCGATCCATTAGCAAAAATCTTTTCAGATTGTTTATCGGATAATGAATGTATAGCATCTTGAAAATCATCCATTGCCTTTCCGTAGGCATGTTCAAGTTCTCTACCTTTGAATTTTATTCTAATATCTGCTGGTGATAATGCATTTCACC